CAGCAAGAGAAAAACCACCAGAATTACAATTTTATCCATTTCCTATACATGGTGAAGGTAAAGTTGGACAGGAACTTGCCATTGATAAGTCACATGTAGTATACTCCTATAAACCAAACAAGGATTTCTGTACCAGATACGATAAGATATTTGGATCCGGTATCATCGTTCCATCGAAGAAACAATTAATCGTGGAGTAACATGTTCTACACAAACGTACAAACTTTAGGCAACAATGTATTGTACCGAGGCGTAGATGAAAACGGAAAGCGTGTCAAGGAGAGGGTCGAGTATTCGCCCTCTCTTTTCGTTCCATCTTCTCGGGTAACAGGATTCACAACTCTAGAAGGAGACTATCTAGAGCAAAAGTTGTTTCCTGATATGAAGCGTGCAAGAGATTTTGTCAAGCAATTTGATGGTGTCTCCAACGCTCCTAAAATCTATGGTCAAAACAGATTCGAATATGCATTCATAGCAGAGAACTTCAAAGACCACATAGAACATGATATCGACAAGATTATCATTGCAATGATAGATATTGAAGTTGGTTCTGATAATGGGTTCCCTGAACCAGAGAGGGCAGAAGAACCTATTACAGCAATCTGCCTTAAGTATGTCAATGGACCAACCCTGGTGTTCGGTTGCGGCATATATGAAACCGAAGGCAATGAGATTTATGTTAAGTGTAGGGATGAATATACCCTTTGCAAGAAATTTCTAGAGGCGTGGACCAAGAGATATCCCGATATCATTTCTGGCTGGAACATCAAGTTCTTTGATATTCCTTATCTGTATAACCGATTTGTCAAGATCCTGGGTGAACAGGAAGCCAAGAAATTGTCTCCATGGGGCTTTATCTCCCAACGCAAAGTACTGTATAACAACAAGGAAGCCATGACGTATGGACTTGTTGGTGTTGCCACGATTGACTATCTGGAACTGTATCGTTGGTATGCTCCGAACGGACAGACTCAAGAAAACTACAAGCTGAATACTATCGGCAACGTGGAGTTGGGTATCGAAAAGATTTCGTATGATGAATACGATTCTTTGCACGACTTGTACAAATATAACTTCCAGAAGTTTATACGATACAATATACGAGACACGGATATCGTCCTGTTGCTTGATGCCAAGCTGGGATTGTTGTCCATGATTATTACACTGGCATATGACACAAGGTCCAATTATGAAGATGTATTTGCTCAGACCCGTATGTGGGATAACCTCATCTATAGTTACCTACTCAATAAGAACATCATTGTACCACCAAGAGAACAAAAAGATAAAGACTCTGCATTTGAGGGTGCCTACGTTAAAGAAGTTCTCATGGGGCTCCACAAATGCGTAGCATCTTTTGACTTGGATTCTCTGTATTCACATTTGATGATGCAATATAACATTTCTCCAGAAACCTTGATTGATCCCAAGGACTATACGGATGTTATGCGTAGAATCCTTTCGGAGGGAGTCTCTGTAGAGAAGTTGTTGGATAAAAAGGTCAATACTGATGGTCTGGTCAATGCAACGCTGACACCGAATGGTCAGTTCTTCCGTACTGATGTTCGTGGATTCCTGGCAGAAATGCTCGATGATATGTACGCCAACCGTAAGAAATTCAAGAAATTGATGTTGAAGTACAAACAGAATCTTGAGAATGAAACTGATCCTGTGGAGTGTAAGGAATTGGAAAAGTTGGTCTCCAAGAACAATAATATCCAGCTAGCCAAGAAAGAATCGTTGGTGTCTGCATATGGCGTTCTAGGATCCAAGTATTTCAGATTCTATGATCTACGACAGGCTCTTGCTGTTACACAGACTGGTAAACTTTCCATCAAGTGGATAGAAAAGAAGATCAATGAATACATGAATGGTGTGCTTGGTACAAACACCGACTATGTTATTGCGTCGGATACAGACTCAATCTACCTAAACCTTGAGCCATTAGTAAACAAGGTTGGTGGTAACATGAGTACCGAGAAAATGATTGATTTTATGGACAAAGTATGTTCGCAAAAAATACAACCATTCATCATCAAGTCATATAAGGAACTAGCAGAATACGTACATGCATATGACCAAAAAATGAGCATGAAACGTGAGAGTCTTTGTGACAAGGGCATCTGGACAGGCAAGAAGCATTACATCCTGTCCGTATGGGATGATGAAGGTGTCCGTTACAAGGAGCCCAAGATCAAAGTCAAGGGTCTTGAAATGGTCAAGTCATCTACACCAACCCTTATTCGCAAGAAAATGGAAGAAATTATTGCCGTTATACTTAAAGGTACCGAATATGATGTGCAGAAATTCATCAATGATTTCAGAGAAGAATTTAACAAAGCATCACCAGAGGATGTATCGTTTCCAAGAGGTATCAACGGTATCAAAAAATACTCGGATGCTGCTACAATGTATTCTAAGGGAACACCAATCCATGTCAGGGGAGCGATTATATATAACCATATGATTAAGGAATTCAGCCTTGAGAAGAGGTATCCACTCATAGTGGAGGGTGATAAAATCAAGTTCACCTATCTGAAACTTCCTAATCCAACAAAAGAAAATATCATATCATATCCAGATAGACTTCCTAAAGAATTCAAACTGGATAAATTCGTGGATTTTGAAACACAATTTGATAAGACTTTTGTAGAACCCATACAATCTATTTTAACATGTATGGGATGGTCAACGGAAAAGAAAAGTACCCTATTTGATTAAATGATATTCATTTTACTGATGTACCTTTCAGCACTATTGTTGTCGGGTATAGCCGAATATTACTCAATATTAGGATTGGCGGCCATCTTTGGTGGTGCCAGTCCTTTGGCTATTTACCTGATGGGCGGAGCATTGGGTTTTAGTAAATTGATGAATGCATCTTGGCTGTATCGTAATTGGAGAACTGGTCCTCTATTACTAAAAACATATTTGACGTTTGCTCTGATATGTCTGATGTTGATTACTTCCATGGGTATATTTGGTTTTCTTGCCAAGAGTCATATAGATTCCACGCTAGATATGGGACAATCAACAATTGAAGTGCAGGCGTTGAATCAACAAGAAGATATAATCAAAGATCGTTTGAAATACCTTCTAGCCCGCGCAGGAGACCCAGGAACAGCATCCCGCAAGATAGACGTACAAATACAGGATACCCAGAAACAACTTACCGAATTAGAACAAAAGAAGTTGCCGGTATTGAAAGAACAAAACAAACTTTCGGCAGATGTTGGTCCGGTAAAATATGTTGCAGATATGGTATACACCAATGATTCGGCTGGTATAGACAAGGCGGTTCGTTTGGTAATTATAATAATAATGCTTGTGTTTGACCCCCTGGCTGTGCTATCATTGATAGCTGGAAATATATCTCTAAAAAATTGGTTGGAGAAGCGCAATGTTAGCGACAAAGAAGCAATTCAAGAGGTGGTTGATAAGCAATTACCAGTGGGTGAACAAGAGTCCAATAGACAGGAATCGACAATTGCATCACGACGCAAAAACCGCAAGAAACAAAAAGCGGTTACGATTGCTCGGGATAATATACACACATTATATGGTTTCGAAGAAAATGGAGATAAAAAATGAGCGTGTTGGCTAAACTAAAAAAGAATAGTACAATCAAGGACTCGGCATTATTGGCCGAGTCAAAGTATTTTACATCAAAAGATATGATTCAAACTCCTATACCAATTATAAATGTGGCTTTTTCTGGTAGACTTTCTGGAGGTCTTGTTCCAGGTCTTACCATGTGGGCGGGTCCATCCAAACACTTCAAGACAGGATTTATGTTGCTTTGCGCCAAGGCTTACATGGACAAGTATCCTGATGCACCACTCCTTTTCTATGATTCGGAATTTGGATCACCACTATCATACTTTGATTCGTTTGGTATTGATAAGGACCGTGTAATACATTCTCCTATAACAGATATTGAACAATTGAAGTTTGATATCATGGCCCAGTTTGAAAACCTTGAGCGTGGTGAGCGTGTGTTCATAGCGATTGATTCTATCGGTAATCTGGCTTCAAAGAAGGAAGTAGAAGATGCCAAGGACCAAAAGTCTGTGGCGGACATGTCTCGCGCCAAGCAATTGAAGTCTCTTTTCCGTATGATTACTCCACACCTGAATATCAAGGATATTCCTATGCATGTGGTTAATCATACATACAAAGAAATTGGAATGTATCCAAAAGACATAGTTGGTGGTGGTACAGGATCGTATTATTCCGCCGACAATATCTTTATTTTGGGTCGCCAACAAGAAAAGGCAAAAGATGAACTAGTGGGTTATAACTTCATCATCAATGTGGAGAAATCCCGTTATGTCAAAGAGAAATCTAAAATTCCTGTTACTGTTAAGTTTGATGGTGGTATTAGTAAGTGGTCTGGACTTCTTGATCTGGCTCTTGATTCAGGTCATGTTACAAAGCCTTCAATTGGCTGGTATTCGCGTGTAAATCAAGATACCGGTGAAGTTGAGGCTAAAAA